ATATAATATCGTTCCTTTTTTCTCTTGATTTTTTAATTTCAGCAGGCATTTCATCAATTTCATAATTTACTTTTTTGGGTAAAATGAAAATTTGTGCATAAGGTTTACCTTTTTGGAAAATTTGCTGATGTCCTTCAAGAGGAGCTTTAAACACCACAAAGAAAATACTACTCCAAAATTCCCCTTGAATATGACCGGGAACAGCACATGGTGTTTGCCAAGTTGGATCTGTATAAAAACTTGGATGCGGTTCTATTCTCACAATGTGTCCCGGTGGAGGCATAATGTCAAGACTTGATGTAAATCCGTAATGTCCTTCAGCAAATGTTCCAAACGGGGGAATTGTTGAATACTTTACATTTAATTTTTCTTTAGACCAATCACCTTCAAATATTAACTTTCCTTTTACGTTTTTAACAATTGTTGTTGTATTAAAGTGATATACTAATTCTAATCCATAGGTGCTTCCATCTATAAATGGCAAGCAATGAAATGGTTGCGCCTTGCTTCCATTAGTATGATCGTTTGTTTCACCAGCAAAACCGGGGATTTCAATCTTGATTTTACGAGGAGCAATACTGGTCCCGTAAGTGCGATACATAACTTTAGTTTTATTTTCCATAACTTATTACAGTGAAAATTAAAACAAATAAGACTAAATAATTCTATGCCAAACACAGCGCAAAATATGAATCATCAAGAAAAACAAATTAATCCTTGTCCAGATCCAAGCTTGTTAAGTCTTTCGAATAATATTGATCCACCTCCGGGCATGGATTGCCATATGTCTCCTGATAATCAGAACGATATTAACACTCATGGTGCTTCTGACTGGTTGCAAGATAATTTTATCAGTAATCTTGGTAATGGCTCAGCTAATAACTGCGATCCAATGCAAGCTGGAAAAATAGTCAATGAACCAGCTAGTGAATTAAACGAAAATACAATTTATCGATATTCAAAAGCATTAAGAGGCACCGATGAAGGTGTCATGGATCTTTTTAGAAATATTGTTGTAATTGATGAAGATGGAAAAGCAGTTCAAGTTCCAATAATTTGGGCAACACAAGAAAGAGCTGTTGCTGCAATTCTGCAAAAAAATGTTCGTAAAGATGAAACACTTGTTGTTGACAGAATTATATTACCCATGATGGCAATTAGCTCAACAGGTTATGAATTTGATACTAAGAGATATACTTATCATCAAGCAATGAGTTATGTAGATGCTTATACAGGTAGAGAACCTAATAAATCAGAAAAATTTTCAAATAGGTCTACACTGTTTGGAATTGGCAGAGGGATACCTATTAATATTTCTTACACAATGTATGCTTGGACAATGCAATTAGAAGATATGAATCAAATATTTGAACAAATAGTTACAAAATTCAGCTTAGTAGCGTACATAAAAGTAAGAGGAGTTTTGCAGGAAGTGATTGTTAAATTGGATTCTATTGCTAGTAATCTTAACACTGAGCCGGGTGATGCGGCTCAAAGAGTAATAAAATTCCAATTTGGCTTAACAGCAGAAACATTCGTTCCTATGCCAGCAAAAATATATGATTCTTTGATCAAGGTAGTAAAAACAGATTTAGTAAATTCTGTCGATGAAGACAAAATTACCAAGATAATGGCTAAAATAGAGGAAATGGCACCACGATTATGATAGAAATAACAAATATTTGCAAGCATCCAGTTCAACTTGTTATAAAAAGCAAGAAAAAAATAAATTCTTTTACAACTTTAAATATTCCGGGCATCGGATGTAAAAAAAATATTTATAATTTAGAAGATGAAAGGTCTACTGCATATATAGAAAGAGTAGAAAAAATGGGTCTTATCAAGACTAGATATGTACCAAATAATATTTTGACTGAGGGAGAAAAGTAAAATGGCAACTTTACGAGGCTTTCCTGCAAGCAACACAATCAGCCCTTCTGTGAGAATCACAGAAAACGACTTCACTTTTGTTAGCCCAACCACAAGCTTTCACAAGGTCGCTTTGATTGGTTTTGCTAGCAAGGGTCCAATCAATACACCAACAAGTGTAAAAACTTTGACTGATCTTGTTACCAAATTTGGTAATCCACATCCTGACACAAGCGATCCTTATTTGATCTATGCTGCACAGCAAGTTCTTAGGGTTTCAAGTGAGGTTGTAATAACCAGAGTTGCTGACACAGATCCAACCAGTAATACTCAAGCAAATTCTGCTTCAGTTTTAGTACCGTCTACTGGCGGACTTGTTGACATCATCGGTTCAAGCACCGGAACTCCTAGTATTACACCAGTTGCTTCTGGAACTTTTGAGTTTACCGAAGATGGTTATTTCAGTTGGAAACTAAATAATGTTCTTGCAAGCAAAGTTCTTATCGTTCCTAAAAACGATGCGATAACAAATCCAGAATATCCAACAAGTTATACACTTGAAGAACTTGTTGCTTATTTAAATTCTCAGCTTAATCCAGCAATCGATGGGATTGAATTTGTAGCAACAGCAGGTGACACTTTAGGTGTTAAATCTACTTGGGCTTACGGTGCAAGTGCTTCTATCGAATTAGTTTCTCACCAAAATTCAATCTATGGTGGAATTGGTAGCATTGTTGGTCTAGGTACTGGCATGACTCAAGCAGAATTAACTGGTTCTGTAAATCATTATCCATCTTCAGCTTCTGTTGGCAGCTGGGATTTTGCTACATTAAACCCAACTGATTTGGCTAACGCTTTGCAAGTAGTTATCACAGGTACAGGAAATGTTAACATTGATGATGTTGTTCAGCTCATTGATCTTTCAGCTCTAAACGATGGTCCTTATACAACAGCTGAAGTTGTTGATGAAATCAATAATCAAATTGATTCTCTTCCCGGTGGCTTTGTAGCTTCAGATGATGGTTCTGATCATATTGTTATGACAACGCTAGCTTACGGTTCAGGTAGCAAAATACTTGTTAAATCAGAAAGCTCAATGGATACTGTTTTTGGCATAAGTAATATTACCGCTACTGGTGATTCTCCTGTAAAAGCTACTGGAAGTGGTTTAACTGCACAGGCTGGTAAAGTAACTGGTAGTGCAAATGGTGTTGGATCAAAGAGTTTTACTATCTTTGCTGACAGCCCCGGTATTGAAGGCAATCAAACAAGAGTAATCATTACAACTAATCCTTATGACGGCACATTCCAGATGCAGATCTATAACAATGGACAACAAGTTGAGTCTTGGGGAAATTTAACTAAGAACCAAATTTCTTCTTTCTATGTTGAATCTTACATCAACACAGTTAGTAACTTTATCAGAATTTCAGATAATACTGCTGTTGTTGCGCCTCCTGCTAACACATCTACAACTGGCTTAGCTCTAACTGGTGGTACTGATGGCATTCCAGTTGATCCTGACATGCAAGATGATTTAATCATCGGGAATCCAACCGCAGGCACTGGTCTTTATTCTTTCTCTGAACCAGAACAAGTTGATATTGACCTAATCGCAACACCGGGAAGAAGCTCAACAGCAGTTGTAAGAGTTTTAATTGATGTTTGCGAATCTTTCCGTCAAGATGCTCTTGCAATTATTGACCCTCCATTTGGTCTTACAGTCAATGAAATTGTCAATTGGCAAAATGGTGTTCATCCTTTGAACAACACCAGACTTGATACTGATTTCGCTGCCTTGTACTACCCTTGGGTAGACATAACCGATACTTTCAACAATATCAATGTTTGGGTTCCACCATCTGGTTCTGTTCTAGCAGCGATTTGTCAAAGTGACGCAATTTCTGGTCCTTGGTATGCTCCTGCTGGATTAACTAGAGGTGTTGTTCCAAATATTAATAATGTTTTCAGCCGACCTTCATTAGCTGAACGTGATTTAATGTATGGCAATAATAACGCTATCAATCCAATTATCAGTTATCCTGATGTTGGTGGATTTGTAATTTGGGGACAAAAAACTCTTCAGAGAGCACCAACTGCCCTTGATAGAATTAATGTTCGCAGAATGTTGTTCTATGTTGAAAAGAGCATCAAGAGCATTTCAAAGAATTATTTATTTGAACCAAATAATGCTGCAACTAGGTCTGCATTTATTAATGCTTGTTCACAAATACTTACTAGACTTGTAGCAAATTCTGGCGCACAAGATTTCGTAATTAAATGTGATGATGAATTAAATACATCAGATGTAATCGCAAGAAATGAATTAAGAGCAAGAATAGGTATTGTGCCAGTCTATGCTATTGAATTCATATTTATCGAATTTAATTTAGTAAGAACATTAGCATAATTAAAGAAAAATAAGGGAGGATTAATGGCTGATACAATCAATAATATGGGCATTGGGGCGCTAAGCAATGTTGCTTTCAAACGAAAGTACCGTTGGGTGTTTTCTGTTGAAAACATTGGTGGTGGTGGTCCTAACAGTTTTGGCGTTTCTGGAAAATATGTAAAATCAGCAAAAAGACCATCAATCGAAATTGATGACAGTGCTGAAATCAATTTCCTAAACGGTAAGACTTGGCTCCCCGGAAAAGCAACATTTGGTGAATTAGAATTCACTTACTATGACGTTGCTGTTCCCGGCGATCCAACTATTTCAAATCTTTTGAGATGGGTCAATAGAGTTTATAACTTTGCTGCCCCAGCGAACGGTGTTACTAGTTCCACAGAAATATCTGCAACTCAAAGAAGTTATGCTACAGATCCAACTGGTGCTGGTTTCGGCTATGGCGGAACAGGTAAACTTATTCTTCTCGATGGTTGTGGCTATGTTCTAGAAACGTGGACTTTAGTAAACTGTTGGCCCAAAAGTATCGACTTTGGTGACCTTGATTATAGTGAGTCTGCTGAGTGTAATATTGTTATGACTCTTAGATATTCATATGCTAAGTATGAAAATGCTTGTGCAACAGCTGCTCCTGAATTGTGTAACACACCTGTTTGCGGTACTGGTCTAGGTGCGAATCTATAAAGGATAAAATAAATTATGCCTAATATGGGTGTAGGTTTTGCTTCTTATACTTCATTTAAGAAGCAAAACCGTTTTGTGTTACACATTCCGAATGTTACGCATGCTGGTAATAGTTCAAATCGTGTTTATAATAAAGTTTTAATAGAAGAAAAAGCTGCTAGACCTGTTGTGTCTTTCAAAGAATTTGAAGTGCCGCATTTGATGGAAAATATATTTTATGCTGGTAGACCTGAATGGAAACCTATCCAAGTAACATTGTATGATGTAGCAGCAACAAACCCTGCTTTAAATTGGGTTAATGCAGTTTATTCAGTTCAAAAAAATGCTTTTAGAGGTCAACCGGGAGCGAGCTATTTTGGTGCTATCGCCAACAAGTTCAAAAGAGACATTCAAATATTTATGTTGGATGGTTGTGGTTTTGCTTTAGAAGCATGGAATTATATGAATGCATATCCATCTTCTGTCGATTTTGGTCCTACTGATATGTCATCTGATCAGGTTATGAGAGTAACAATGGATATTAGATATGACAGAGCATATTGGGAACCATGCAGCAGAAGCTTAACAAATTTAGCGTCATCATATATGATACCTTAATTATTCTTTATTATCTTCTTGTAATTTTTTATATTCATCTGGTTCAAGGAATTGATCTACTTCAAGAACTTTCCGACATTCTTCAAGGAATGTTTCTAATTCTTTATTTTTCATGCTAAGAATTCGACAAGCGCCAGACTTATTAAGTC